AACGCTAGTCGTGCTTGACGCATGGTTACTACCAAAGACTCACGCTTGTCTGCTAGTTTTTTTGCTTCGTAAGCGTCGATCTGCTCTTGTACAGTAACTGTGTTTCCTTCGTCATCCTCGTACTCAGTGAACATATCTTGCTCTGTCCATGCGTACACCCAATTGCCGTTGGCGTCTTGCTCTACACCGTTACGTACTACGACCTTGTAGTCACCAGAAGGATCTGGTTGAGGTGATGCTAGTACTGGATCAACGTTTAAGGCATCAAGGGTGCTTTCATTCCAGACTTTTGGAAAGCTCATATTTTTATTTTCAGCTTTCAGCTCAGAAACGGTTTTTACTTCACCGCTTGTTCGATTTCTGTATTCTGCCATGTCAATTCCTATGCGATTGCGTAAAAGAAATAAGTGCCACCAGACTTGTTCATTGAGGTATCGCTGTTATCTGTTGGTGCTGAGGATGTAATAGTAAACCCGCTAGAAATCGGGTCTATGTAGTCTGTATTGGTTACTTGAGCCGCATAATTGTTTAAAAATAAATATGGGTCATTGCCAGCCACAATGCCTCGTAAAGAATCAAATAGAATCCAGAAACCAGCTTGATCTACACGCTTAATTAGTACAAACCTAGCGCCAGCACTAAAACCACAATCAATATTTTGAGCCGACCCTGTTCCTGCATAAGTTCCTAGCTTTGAGATGCCGTCTGCTGATGCAAATAAATAAGCTATGTAGTTGTAACCCGAACCGTTTATTTCATTATTTTGACCGACCCTAAATTGAGTGGCTGTAGGAAGGTTTGTCCAGAATTGATTTTGATTAATTGTGTTGTACTCGTTACTATCATTAAGCTGTAATCGGCCTGTAGTTCCTCCCCCTGTGGTAAAAACATTCCAGTGTTCAGCGATATCCCTACCTTTAAACCAAATCATTTCAGGAACCACACCTAAGTTATGGTTAAACCAAGTAAAACTTCCTGTTCCCTTGTAACAAACAACATCAAAATAACCCGGCGCGCGTCTCCACATGTGGGACATTTTTCCTGAGTCTGTAGATGTATCGTTATCACGCCCGTTGTTGTAATCAAATACGAACGTTCCAGAAGCGCCTTCTACCTCTGTATTGTTAGTATTCATGCCCAGACCCTGCGTTAACCTAGCCCCAATCAATCTGTAAGCAGATGAACTTGGCTGAATACGTGTACCCATGTCCACTGGGAAGCCTGATCTATATCCCGGCTCTTTGCCGTCGCCAGTGCTTCCTAAAGTATCCATGGCAAACAAATCAGTAGCCGCAAACTCTGATGCTGGCTTGTGGGGTCTGCGGATAGCCATGTAGATGTATGACTTACCGGACAGATTTGTGTTGTTGGTGTCAGTAGCTATAAACCCTGACGATGTAAGGTCAAATTGATCTGCAGAGTATTCAGCGGCTGAAACATTAGGCCATAGGATAGCATCGTTGCCTCCGGTTACTATTCCGCGCATTGAATCTACCAATGGGGAGTAGTAGCCAGAATGAGAATACATTTTTACAAACAACCACTGAGGCTCAAAACCTACGTCTACTGTTACACCACTACTGCTTCCGTCACCCGTGTAACTGCCGCACTTAATAATCGCTTCGTCGGAGTCTGTGCCAAAGTCTTGGGCATCATGGGCGAATAGATAGGCTACGTAGGTCTCGCCTGAGTCATTTGTTTGACCTGAGCTATTTTGCCTTAAAGAAAAATGTGTGGCTGTTTGATTGGCGTTTGTTTGAAAGCCAACATAGCCACCAAAGTCAGAAGTTGTATTTAAAAACCCGGTTGAGGCCGCATAAATACTATCGTCAGGCACACTTCTATGCCACATAAACCAATTGTTAATTCCTGTGCCGGTCGTGTTTTTAACAATAATCATCCCCGGCGCAGTACCTAAATTATGTGAAATTTCCCTCCACTGAGGTGAGCCTCCAGTTGTGTTACCAGTTCCCGTGTAGGTAACAATGTCAAAAAAACCCGGTTGCTTGCGGAATGTCCAAGAGACGTAATCGTAACCGTTATCGTTTGTCCAATACGGACCACCCGACCCAACTGTGTGACCGTTAGAATTGAACGCTGTTATAAGATTGGCGTTGGTTTGTTCTGCACTCGTTCCTTCTGCGGAGAGCCATTTAGTCTTGCCTCTTTCGGTATCTATTAGCGCGTGGCCAGTAGCTCCACCAGAGGTATTTTCTCTAGCTTTTGTCCACACAAGACCACCCTTGCCATCAAGATCGATGCCGCTGGTTATCGTTTGTGATGTCCCATTACCCTCGTAGAGAAACGTAGAAAACACATCATCAACGTAAACAGGGCCACCACCAGCGTTACCAGCGGCGGCTTTTAGTAATTTGATTGCTGCACTCATGCTAGTGCCTGTCCTGCAGTAAAGCCGTAGTAAGTCGTGCCACCGTCTCTAGTAAAAAACACAAAGACATCCACACCGTTGTTTGTTGCTGTTAGGGTCGGGGCTGTAGCCGCAGGCCAATCAACACTGGCAGGCCATGTGATTGTTCTAGCTGAAGAGTCTTGAATAACCTTTAAAACAAATACGCTGGCTGTGTTGTTTGCGCCGGGATTACTAAATGTATAAGTTACATTCTCAGTGAGGTCATGCTCAAACACATTACCAAGCTGAAGGTTAATTGTTGCGGCATTAGAACTAGACGTTATTGTATTTACGTCATCTGTCGTTCCAGCATCAAAATTAACAACGCCATTAGCATCTGATGTGACAATAGCTGATGCCTGAGTAAGCCCTAAAGTGTCTGGCAGCTTCACCGTATAGGTTGCTGCGGCACTATGCGCTGGGCCTTGAACAGTTACACCGTGGCTGTTGGACTCGCAGTTGAAGCGTATTGTGCCAGCGTTGGTATTTCCGTACAGCTCAGTAAAGCCTGTTCCGTTTGGGAACAATTGTATGTTTCCGTTTGTATCAGTTGACTTAACAGCATTACTGTCAATTTGAATGTTGTCGACATCTAGCTCACTAGCAATAATCTGGCCTGCTGCGCCGTAAATTACTGCCTTAGAGTTGACCACTGTGTCAGCTGTGCTGCCGTCTAACAGATTGACCTCTACGGCTGTAGACGTTACCGCCGTGCCGCCGATCTTCCATGACCCCGCTGTTAGGTTAGGTTGTATCGCGGTAGTGCCGTCTAACAAGTCATCGACCGAGTCGAGGTTGGTATTGATCTTCGTTCCCCAGGTGTCGTCCGATGCGCCGACCTCGGGCTTAACCAAAGAAAATGTTGTGGTAGTTGTGTCGGCCATAGCTATGCGCTCCTGCTTGGTGCCTCAGTCCATGTGTCTGACGGATCCGTTACCGGGATCCATTTATAACGCGCATCTTTCTGTGTGACCTCAGAGGTACAAGCCTCTGTTGCCTCAAATGGTCTAATGCGCAAGTATGTGATATTAGGCGCAACGGTTGGCGTTGCTGTAGCCGCCCCTGTCGCGCTGTAAAAACCTTGTGCCGCTGTTGTAACTGTTGGCGTAGCCGTTGACTGCCCTTGGTGAATGCGGACGCCCACGCTTGTAGTGGTAACTGTTGCAGTAGCGGTAGCGGCCCCAAAAGGGCGTACTCTTTCAGCATCTGCCTGCGAGACGACTGAGGTGACACTAACTGCAGCTGCGCCCTTATCAAGCGTTGATTGGCCGTACAGACCGCGTCCATATCTGCCAACGCCATATCCGTCTCGGAGGCGCTCGTCATACTCCTGCCCACCGTAAACATATTTGCCAACAGCTGTCGAGGTAACTGTAGCGGTCGCAACAGCTTGCCCAGTGATGACTTGGGGCAGTCCGTACTTGTATGCGCCGTAGCTACCTGTGCCATAGCCTGTTCGCAGTCCCATAATTAATTCAGCGTGATATCTAGATCACCTGTTGGTATGCGGAATACGTCACCCGTTGCGATTACTTTAGACGTTGTCAGTGCTGCATGTACTAACATGTTGCCGCTGCTGCTGGCGTCCATGACACCAATGTGCGTAATCGTTCCCCAGCTCGAGGTACAAGCGGGAAACTCTACCGCCGCACTGTTCGTGCCTGTATCGCCTGACACGCTAAACGTCACAGCTGTTCGGGCATAACTGCCACCCGTCACCTCAGTGCCAGCCGCGCCTGTTTCCGTTGGATCGCTCGTAAACAACGCGATGTACCAATTAGTCGGCCTCGTAACGCTTGTTGTGGTTAACGCAAACTGCAAGACGGTTGTCTCAAAAGCATTAGTGAATGACATCAGTAACTCCTGATTTGTAACTTTAGACCTGTGCCTGCATTGCGAATGCGTTGGCTTTCATTGTTGATAGAATTTATGGCGTTCGAGTATACCACAGCCCAAACTTGCACCCTTTGGTCATCTTTGAGGTAGGGCGCTGATTGCGTCAACGCACCATAAAGATAAACATCTGGGTGAGAGGTCATAAGCCAGTTTGTGGTCGTGGTGTCTGACAGAGACGGGATGTCCTGGTAATACAACAGCTCTGTGGAGTATGTGGTATCAGGCGTTGGGTACACCTCAAACGTGTCGCCACTGATAGCATAATAACGCGGCTTGCCCGTTGCGCTGTTTTCATTACGGTAACGCAACATGTCCGACAGGCTCACCAAGTCAATGGCCGTGCTCTTGTCGTCGTTATGATGGAATCTTATAGATTCTAAGAAGTCAGCAGGAAACTCAGAGTGCCGGGTATCAACCTCGCCCTCAGAGCGTTGCATCATTTTGTAGTGCCGAATCTCACGCTTAAACTGTGCTTCTGCCAGCTTAATAAAGTCGGGAATGACGGCAGTAAGGTCGTCGCGGTTCAAAAAGTCTGCAATAGACGCTTTTAAGTCGCTATACGTTGCGAGTGCCATGGGCTACCTCTTCTTGCGCTTCTTTGGCTTCTTAGCGGTCTTTGCCGCCGCCTTAAACGCTGCTGCGGTCGGCGCGCCTTTTGCGCCTGGCTTTCTCATCCGCTCTGGCGTTTCTCCCCGCGCCTTCTGCGCCTTAATTCGTCGGCGTTTGGCTTGAATATTGGCATAAAGACCGCGCTTACTTGCCATAGCCTTTTCCCTTGCCTTTTTTCTTCTTCTTACCTTTATGAGTACCCGGCATCATTTCCACCCCTTTCTAGCTTTCGCTTTCGCTGACTTCGATAGCTTGCCAAAATGCACAAGCGGCTTACTGTTGCTGTTGTGCCGTGCGCCAGAATGCATTTCGCCGTTTGGCATTTTATGCATTCCGCCTTTATGTTCAGTGCCGTTCTTGAAGTAGTGCTTCACACCTTTTGGCATCACTTCCTCCTCGACTTTGCGCCAGAGCATTTCCAGCGTTTACGTGACAAGTTATTTGGCGTGTTGGGGTCGTTTTGTTTTTTCTTCGATAGGCGTTTCTTTATCCCCAGGCTGCGCGCGCAATAACTGTCGCCCTTTTTTGTCCCAGGCTTTACCTTTGCACCCTTCAAGCCGTAACTGACCTTCTTGCCAGTTGACGTCTTTTTAACTCTAGCCTTGCCTTTGGCTGGCTTCATTCCCCGATTATACCTTGTTCGCGTCTATCGGCCATCTTTTGGGTTTTCTGCCTAGCGTATTCTAAAGCCATGTCTATTAACTGTGAGCTAGGTACTCTTTGCCCTGTAAATGCGTCAATGCCTGCTACGTTTTCGTAAAAGTCCTGTATTGAGTCACCAGGTCGATCTGCATAATCTTTATATTGATATGCCCGCGCCATCTCTTTTGCTACTTTTGGCGATATGCCTTCTCTAGCGGCCCAATCGTATCCACCGGCAAAATTAACCGCTATATCTAACAAGCCTCGATCTATTCTTTCGCCTAGCTCTGGATTTTCCCGCCTCATCCTTTTCGCCATAGCCTCGGGAAAAGCAATGTGTTCCATTGCGTCTACTGGGTTTGCTAACACAGTCATTAAGTTGTGATCCTTGATTCTTTGCAGCAAACCATAATTTTTAAAAGGATCGTCCGCCATGCCTAATTATACCTTACGCTAGACCCTGAATGTTCCTTCGTATAGGCTCGCCCCAGCTTGACGATACAGGGCGATAACCGACTGCTAAGTATCTCATAGCATCGGCTCCGTGTGACGACCAATCGTGCTTTGGTTTGCCGCGCCATGCCTTACCGACGTCATCCCAATCTCGGCGGTAATTCATCAACGCATTGATGCCCCGGTCGCACTTTTCCTTGTCAAACCAGGCCATAGGGATAGTAGAGCGCACTTGCTGTATGCCGTCCTCGATGCCCATCATGGGGCATATCTCTATGTTAAAAAGACCAAGAGACTGCAATACCTCGTAACGTGACTTACCCGTGCCTAGCTCTTTGACCCTGACGTCATGCGGCAAAATATGTGACTGATAGTGATAACCCTTTTCCTGCAGCACCTTTGCGTAATGATCTAATGCGTAGCCACTGGCTTCGTAATAATCAATGAGGCGCACTTCCTTGCCAACGTATTGTGCAAACCAAATGGCAGTGCTGTCGTCCATTCCCAAGTCCCACGCCGTTACAACGCCGACATTGCGGTCGTATGGCACATTAGAAATACGCTCCTCATCACGCGCCTCTGCCATCTCTACCGCGTAATATGCGCCCTCTCGATAGGTCAGGAAGCCGCCTTCCCAGATATGGTCGTAGGTTTCTGGACGCAGCTTGAGGTCTTGGCGGCGCTCTCTTTCAAGAACAACCGGGAAGTAGGGGTTATCGCGCCAGTTGATTTCCGCAATCTTACAGTACTCTGGCGGGATGTCTCGGAACCTTTGATGCGTAGCAGATTGGCTTGACTCTGGGTTGTAGCTGACCCAAACCTCAGAGTCCTCTTCGCGCACTGTAGGGATTAATTTGTCGTATGCGTCCCTGCTGACTGTTTCTGCCTCGTCAATCCAACAGAGCAAAATACGAGACTTAGATTTAATACTGTCCAGATTACGCCGTAAACCGCTAAAGGTGAATTCGATGTTGCGGTCTTTAGAGCGAATAAAACGCTCACCAATCTCATAATAGTCTTCCAGCCAATCATATGCGCGAATAGCCCCCTCAATCTCCGTAAAGCTAGATTCTGCGAGGCTGTTCATATACTCCCGGGCGCAGAGTATCTGCCCTTGCCTACCCTCCTGGCCCCATATATAGCCGCGTACAGCAGCCATTGTTGCGAACGACCTTGACTTACCTGATCCACGCCCACCATACGCAACACGATACCGCGCCTCACCGTTAAATAGGTTGACCAGCTTTGGCGGTAACTCAATGGTTCGGGTATTCGGGCTCGTCGTCATCTACATAATGCTCATGATCAGGTAGCTTTGCAGTTAGCTCAATGCGTGTAGGCGGCGCTTCTACTGGGTCAGGCGCTGTTTCTTTCCAGCCGCCCCTAGTCTTTAGGAAAAAGATCTGCGCTGTCGTATTGCCCTCTGTTGCGCTACGCAATAACGATTGTGCCACTGTACCCACAGCCTTTGCGCATCCCCTTTTATATGCGGCAGAAACCTCTTCGTCGCGGGCCATCACCTCTCGAAATGTGCGCGTAGGAATACCCAGGTAATCGCACAGCTGAGTTTGATTTAAAACAGCAGCTAGCTTTTCCACTTCAATTATCTGGTCTGCGCTCAGCTCTGTGCGCGGCCTACCGCCCTTGTTACTATCACTCATGTGTACCGTCGCCGCCGAAATGCTTACCCGTTGCGTAATGCGTCGCCTTCTTGCCTGTAAATTCCTGCCAGCGTTGTACGATTACGTCGCAATATCTTGGATCTAATTCCATCGTGTAGCAATTACGCCCTGCCTGCTCCGCGCCTATCATTGTTGACCCACTACCGCCAAATAAATCTACTACGTTCAGCAACTTCACATGGTTGCTAAATGCTCGAATCGATAACGCCACCGGCTTTTGCGTTGGGTGCATGTAGGCAGTGTCTTTTTTAATTTCCCACAAATCAGACTCATTTTTTACCCAATCGTCTACTTTTCCAGAAAAAAGGCAAAACTCATGCTGATGCCTGTAGCCTACGCCCATTCCAAACACGTTTTTGGCCCAAACAATACATGCGTTGTAACGAAGCCTTTCCTGCAATAGTCCATAAAATTGCCAATTACACCATATGTAATATGCGTCCGGTTTTAACGCCTGAATAGTGTGGCACACGCCCTCTACAAACAACTCAAACTCTTTTTTGGGCAAGTTATCGTTTTTTATAATTTCGTGCTTACCGCTCCTGCCACTAAAAGCGACATTATATGGCGGGTCAGTAAAAACTAAATTAGCACTCGCGCCATCCATTAATTTGTCGACCGCATCTATACTGGTTGCATCGCCACACATCAGCCTGTGATTGCCCAACACCCAAATATCGCCCTCTACTGTCTGCGGTGTGTCAGGTACGTTAGGTACAGCATCCTCTTCAGTTAGCCCCTCGATTTCAGCAGGCTGCAACAACTCCGCCAATTCATCGGGCGCGAAACCGATAAGGTCTAAATTAAAATCTATTTCTTGTAAATTTTGTAGCTCACTAATAAGTGTTTGGGTGTCCCAACCAGCATTTAACGCCAGCTTGTTGTCCGCAATCACGTAAGCTTTTTTCTGCGCTTCTGATAGGCCGGTTAGTGTAATGGTTGGCACGGACGCAAGGCCGAGCCGTTTAGCAGCTAACACTCTGCCATGTCCCGCTATGATACTGCTATCTTCATCAATCAAAACGGGGTTAGTGAACCCAAACTCTGTAATGCTTGCCTCGATTTGGGCGACCTGGCTGTCGGAGTGCGTTCGCGAGTTTAGCGCGTAAGGTATTATTTTTTCGCTGCTTACGTACTCAATCTGTAAACTTCGATCCATATACGATTACTGTCCCTTTCAGCCACCCATTGATGTGTTCGGGTGTTTATTCTGGTGGGTCGAGCGGATAGGCCCAGTATAGACCTTTACTGTATCCGGCTATGATTGTGCCTGTGTCGATATCGGCTTGACTGATTGGGTAAGTTTCGACGCTTTCGTCATCAAAGGCAATCAAATACGTGCCTTCCTTTTTCGGAAGGGTTTCAATCGGGTGCCACTCGATCACTATCTCTTGATACATGCCCACTGCCCCAAGGCTTTGTAATCCACTGCTGCCGCCATTTACTTAGCTCATAACGTGTAACGTCCTGGTCGCTACTGTTGACGCGCTTTGTAACCCGTATTTTATCCTGCGACGTCCCATAAACAATAACCGCCATAGCCTGTTTTTTATTGATACCTAACAGCTCTTGTATGTCTTGTGACGTAAAAGATGTAATCTCCATTTTTTGCAGTGCCTCGAATCGCTCAGGCGCTGACGCTTTCTGTGTTTTCACCGTTACAAAGACTCATACCATGAGCAATCTCGGTCGTCGTAATTAGGGTGCCCGCGCGTTCCTTTGTGACGAACCCAGCTGTCAACCATCGCGCAGTAATGAGTCGCTTCTTTTTCTGCATCCACATAGTCACCCGTACTGACAAAACTATAGGCGACGGTAATTCCAACGATCATTAATACTTCTTTCATATCATTGTGCTCCTCATAGGTCAGATGTTTTTCAAACTACGATGATACTCCACATTATTGAGGTGCTGCTCCAAAATGTCAGCTCTGTTCGTGTTCCAATATGGCACGGCTAATCGCTCATCTTCGAGCATTTCGTTAATGCTTTTATCGTGACCTTCGACCCAAATCTCGCCTAGCGTTCTGCCATATTTACCCCGGTCAAGATACGTTTTTACAAAAATCTCACCGCTTTGCGGGATCAACCTCCGCACAAACTCTGTCGCTAATACGCCTAACGCCTTGAGGTCTTCAGTGCCACCCGCGACCATTCTCTTTTCTGGCGTATCGATTCCATATAGCCGGATATCTTCCTCTTTCCAACACCCGAACCCCAAATCGAGTTTTGCGCGTAAGGTATCGCCATCAACTACGCGCCCACAAACACCCCTGTAGAAATATCGTTCTCGGTCACCGTGCATTGCCCGCCCCCTCATTTTTTCTCCAACGAATGTAAACGCGCCCACACGCCACACACTTTTCGTATTTTGTCACGACAATTTTGTCTTTCGTTTCTTGTCGCTCGACCATAACACCGCCGCAACTGCACTGCATATGCTTCCCCTAGAAGTAATCTTCAAACTCTATACGACCCGTAGCCCCACACTCCCGCAGCTGAAGCATCATGTCTAGCTGCTCTCGATAATGTTTAGCTATGTCGCCTTTGCCCTTTGTCTTACGTGCGATCTTGCCTGCCTGTATATCATTCGCCACCTCTCTGATGCGCTCACGCTCAAATTCAGACAGCATTCTTTGCATCCAATTACCGCCCTCGAGCTGATGACAGCCATAACACGCACTTATCGCATTTAGCCCCATAAACCTTGTCGCCCAGGTGCCGCGGCCGATACCGTGACTACAATGCAAACCCCGGTGCCCCTCTGGGTATTTAGTTCCGCACCGTTCGCACGCCCAGCCTGCTCGCTCCTTAACGCATTTGGCAAACGATGTATCTGCGGGCGTAATTTTTACTCCCATGTGTTTCTACCAAACGGCACAACGATGTCAAACTTCTCCGCTAGGTGTTTCGAAATAACCTGATAAACCATGTCGACCTCTTGCGTAGTTAGGTCAGAGGTCGACGTTTTATCTAAGACTTTCGCTTGTATCGGTTTCCACATGTGATCTTTCACAATTTGCATGGTGGGAGTAATTTCTACCGTTGGCTTCAGTACCTCGCGCATGTCCATGCCCCGGGCACACATTTGCTCTGACACATCCCGTAGATAAGCGTGCAGCGCATTATTCTGTTTAACAGTGCGCTGCCCACGAGTAATTGCAAAAGTTATATCTGCATCTTGATTTGCGTTTATGTAGTCAATCAGTGCCTTGCGCTCTTCGCGATTACTCACAATCCATGTTTCACCTGACATGCCGCACACCTTTTGAGTCTACATATTGGCCGTGTGCAGATAACCATTTTTCTGCTTGCGTAGGGTTGTCCATAAAATCATGCGTCAACATGTCCAGCATTGTCCATTGCCTCACAGGGATCGGCTCGCCAGGCTTCGCCTCTGGTCTGAATTGCGAAGGACTCCCGCCCATTTTGTTAGCACGACTCAACCACATGTTTACGAATCTGGACATCCCCCGGCGCGTCTTACGCTTGCTTGGATTCGATTCCAGCCAACAGTCCATTGCGTCTAACTCAGTAAAAACATCCACTTCTTTGTAAGCGTGCTGCCACTTCGCAAGTTGCTCGTCCGAGGGTTGCCAATCGTCACCTTGTTTGGTCTTCATTCGTAATCACTCCGCGTCAGCTCTGGCAAGTGCGTAGCAGCTTGATTCGCTGATTTGCGTTTTCGGGTTCTGAAAAAGCCGCCGTGGTCTGGAAACATTGTCATAAACCTCCTAGCGTAAAACGACGAGTAATTGTTGTTCAGTTTAAATTGTTGCTTTTTAGCATAAGAGACTGGCTGTCCGCCGTTTATACATCCAGAGCCAACAAAACCGTCATTTTGCCAAGGAGGCCGCACAACATCCTGCTCCCACCGGATTCTTTCAAAAATGCCTTTCGCAGAATAATGCTTGTGTCCTGCAGCAATCAGTTCGTCAGTAAATCGTACGAATAATCTCCACACTTCTGGGTGCTTTTTATGGAAAGCCTCGCACTGCTCCCTCATTTCTTGCTCTCTGGTTTTCATCATTTCCCCTTTTACTGCACAAGCTTCGCCCGTGCTGTTACACACTATACGTTAGAAGATAACGAGCTACGACTGCTGTATCGAATCTTGACGTCTATCCCAGCTACCAGCTCTCGGCATCTGGGGGCGTGTATAGAGAGGGTCAACTCCGCTCCAGGGTTATTTTGTTCCCCGGCCTACCGCCCAACAGTCTCTGAGGATCGTTTGCGGTTTTGTTTAGGCTTCGATAAAATCGAGGTGCCTGAGCTTCAGATCCCCTTTGAAGCAATGGCACTCCTAAAAAGTAGTACCCCCCCGAGTGCCGCAACCCACCGGGGGGTTTTAATTTTCACACGTTAACTACAACCTGGTTCTCGCTAACTGACACTACCGGCTGCGACATATCTTGTATACCGCTAGTTTCTTCTAGTCCTAAATCTAGAAACTCAGTAATCGTCATCCCAAAAAAAGTAGCAAGGCTCTCAAGTCGGCTCAGCCTCATGTCAGTTGCAGCGCGCCAACGTGTGACCTGGATTGCCGCTACGCCCATGTGCTTTGCTAATGCGCGATTGCTCACGCGGTTTTTGGCCTGCGCATAACGCACGCTAAGACCGGGGTTAAAACGGGATGTCATCTTCAATAACTCCTATCTCCTGTGGTTTTCCTTGATCCGCCGCAACTGACTTGTGATCAGGCTTCGGATTTTCGCTTTTAACATCTAGCAACTGCATCTCTGTGCAGATAATTTCTGTTGTGTACCGCTTCTGACCATCCTTGCCTTCCCACGACCGAGTGCGCAGTGAGCCCTCGACGTACATCTTCGAGCCCTTTCGCGCGTGATCCTTCACAATGTCCGCCAGCGGCCCGAAAAACACACACTTGTGCCACTCGGTGCGCTCAGCCTCTTGCCCGGTCTTCTTGTCTTTCCAGGACTCTGATGTCGCTACACTCACATTGGTAACAGACCCACCAGATGGCATGGCCCGTGTCTCTGGGTCGTTGCCCACATTGCCAACCAGCATCACTTTGTTTATGCCGCGTTTCATTGCTCCATTTCCTCTTGGATTTCGTTCCACTTACTTAGGCGCTCTGGAGACAAACCATTTGCAGCGTCAACCTGTAACCACTGCGGCATTTCATCCCACGCTTGTGTAGCGCCTAACGTGTCCCGCTTATCGACCAGTGACTCAAACCTTTGGCGTAAATCCTGCGCCATCTTAACACCCTTAGCCTCTAGCGTTCTACACGCATCCTTAAATGCTGTTTTTTTGCTCTTAGGCGCGCAGTTAAATGCCTGAATGTACTCTTCTTCTGTCACATCCTTGCGCCAGGACACAAACGTCAGACCATCGTCATCACTAGCCATCATCCGGCGTAGCGTTTTATAAAGCATTGTCCACTCGCGGTTAACGAAATCGTCAGCCTCCTCCTCTGTGTAAGCATCGCCATGAACATCTAACAACTTGAGCACAACACGGTCTTTTGCCCGCTTCTCAGCCATCGCAAACGGATACTGTGCCTTGATGTTAGCCGGTGACGCTTCACCAAATGACCATTCGCTGCGCCCACCATCACCCATCGTGCCGGTCACGTAAAACGCTACAGAGCCGGTCGCCATATCTGCGTGGACTTGCATAGGCTCAGAAAACTGGATGTTGTGATGCGCTGCAAGACGCTCAATAGTTTTGTGCTTAATCGCCCAGACTCCCGGGCGCACTTCCCAACACGACTGTGCTGACTTAGGTAGGTTTCTTTCCGAGTCTGCATCGATGCCAATCGACGCCAACATTGTACTAATTCCAGCTGGTACGCTCATTTGGTTTTCCCCTTTTTGACAACCACTCCAAGACGCAGTCAACCGCACATTGACTATCGCCACCGACATTATATGTCATTGTCGCGTTACTGTTAACACGCGACCCGCCATCGTGTTGCTTCCAATCGTAGATTGTCGCTCGCACGATGCCCTTGTCGACATGCTTGAAAGTAATTTCCCAGCAGTGCGACACCTTGCTCTGTGGGTCGTTGCTAGTCCACGCACATTCACCGAACGCACTAACCAACTCATCTAAGCTTGACTCAATGCTGCCCTGCAACGCCGTACCATTGCAGTCTAGCGTTGGCCGCAAAATTGCGATGCCATATTGCTCTTTGCGCTGCGCCTTCCATGACTCTGGCATCTCTTCGTAGCCTAGCTCAATGTCTAACAGATACGCTCCCATCTTGCTCATGACAGCTCATACTCCTCAAACGTATCCGCAACATCCATCGCGTTCAGAATCTTGTAGCCCATCCAGGTTGCCTTATGCACGCGCGCTATCTCGACACCTTTGCCGATGAATTTTATTCCATGCGCCTCGTAGCGTTGCGTATGCTCGATACGGTCGTATAGCAGTGCGATGTCGTGATGGTCGACCTCGAGCAAGGCAGTTGTGTCGTCTATAACGTCAGCAATATGCTCGCCCAGAAACCGCTTGCTAATCGCCATTTCCTCTTCACAGTCAGCGTCAAGCTGCGTGTCAAAGTCGACCTCCGCAAACTTGTCTTGCCCGGTAGAGCCTACCTCTATCTTAATTAACACTTTCATGGATTCCCCTTTAGTTCCACGTAGAACATTAGCCAGTGTAAACGCAGCAGGATAATCGTGCAACCCACTTTGGTTAACCTGTCGCTTTGAGCGTCACGTTTCAAGTAAAAGCCGCTTACGCAACCACAAGACCGAACCTAACCCGCTCAATGACTTCATCCCAAAAGTCACTAGCTGGGCCACAGTGCCAGCTAATGCAGAAGCACTCAGCGCCGCTGGAGTCCCAGCAGTAACCAGAAGGCGCGTCAACGGTAATTGCCTTCTCCGTTGCCGTAATCTCTGAGACGTTCCAATCAATGCTGCCGCCTACTGCCTTTACCGCTCGAATTGCTTGTGCTTTAGTTGCCACCATTATCTCCCTATGTGTCTTAATTACCCCAACACGTATATATTAACACAATAGGAGTATATTGCAACAGTTTGGGTGTAATTAAATGAATTTATTTCGCCCCTTGATTTGGGCAAAAAAAAGGGGGCTTACGCCCCCAAATCGCTCATACCCATGAGAGGTATTCAATATGACCAGATGGTCGGATGTGGTCGGTCAGTGTCCCAATCGAGATGTATAAATCTGCCGTTACCCTTTTGATTTACACCAATGCGCGGGCAACCATGCTTTATGGCTGTCTGTATAAGCCTGTGGGCCTGTTCGCGGCTTACACCTATATCTACGGCTTTGCCGGTCGTGTGCGCCCCAGGACGCTCTTTACGCGCTTCTATGGGATGTAACTTACATCTGTACCCAGACGTTATTGGTAGCGGAAAGCCTAATTCTTCACGAATAGCGTTTAAATATGTTCTGACTGCTGGGTCAAAAACTAGCTCTTCACAACCGCACTGGCAGCGCAGTTCTTTGTCGCTGAAGTAGCTCACTCCTTCTTGCCAAGAAAAACCGCAAACGACCCGGTTAACGCGCCGGTCATCACTGACACAAGAGCCGCTTGCTCAGGGTTGGGATCGGGCAATGACATAAACCATTCAACGGTTCGATACGTCATAACGATCATGGCGAACATTAATAGCCGTGGAATAATTCGCCATGCATTCAGCTGCTCCGGTGTCATTTCTCTCGCGCTATGCTTTTGGTTTTTTCAAAGGTTCGTAGACCACCAAGACCGAGCATTCCGAGAAGAACCGTGAGTAGGCTTTCCATTTCGAATACAGGTAGCTCAGGGGTTTGTACGCCAGCCACCGCAATGCCAAAAACGACAAGAGGCTGACCGACAAAATGCCAAGCCAAAGCGACACCGCAAGTCCACCCAACAAATGGCCTCCAACCAGCGACAAATAGCGACTTGTGCGCGGCTTCGGCCTTGTTGATTTCCAGTTGCCCTTTAGCGAGCTCTTGGGCGTGACGCTCCGACATGGTCGCAATTTCATGAGCAAGCCTCGCTTTTTCGTCTGCATCTGGGATGAATTTATCTAGCAAGCCGGTGACGGGGCCAATTAATGCCTGTAACATTAGTCATCATCCTCTGCTACAAACCGGCCTTTATCGTCCCTTTTACGTTTTTTCTCAAAAATATCTTGGACAGTGTCGGTTTCCCAAATTCGGATCAACGTCCAAATAATGGTAAACAGAGCGGCCAACGGCGGCAAAAGTGCGGTGATTGCACCCACCGCAGTTGCCACCGACACCGTGTCTACTACTTGTTTCATATCCTCTCCCATCGCAAATTACTCCGACCACCCGTCATCCTGGTCTGTATAAAATCCGTCTCCGTCTGTATCGCAAAATCTCTGCCACGACACCATGCTAAAGCTCAAGCCTTCAGACCAAGGCACATAGTTTTTACACCACTCGTGAGAGCCTACTGGATACTGCTCAGATACAACCTCTGTATACACTGAGTCTCTTTTTTGGCTTGGCGTGGCGACCTTAAAATAAACGCTGCCGTCTGCGTAGGTAGATTTTACATACATCAAAGCATCGGTGACGTAAACTTTCTCGTTAGGCTGCACGGTGTACGTTTGACCATCAGGGTAGTCAATATAAGTCTGCGCGCTGACAAGGGGAGAAAACAGTAATACAAGTAGGGCTGTTCTTACCATGGTGCGATCCTCGATTACAAATGATTGACATGTACATGGCGAAACCATGCGAGTGTACATATTCTCACATTTAGTTACGCATAGGTATCAATTGCTCTGCCTTTCGTAGCATCGGTAGAAGGAGTGGTATCAACTGATGTGGGCTGAAATCTGACCTTAGCCGCCTCAGCAGGCATCTGAGCATTGCTCAAAGTAGTCGGGTTCATCGCAGGGTTAGCCGCACCCGCAACAATACCCGTGGGATTCTGCATAAAGTTGGGCCACCGAATACCGCCCACCTGCAAAGGGTCGCCTGCCACCGCTTGTTACTCCTCGCTGTTAAGAGGATTGTCTAAAATACGCTCGATACGCTCTTCTAAATCGTCGCGCATAGTTCTAAGCTCAGTGTTTATATCTCGCAACGAGTCATTAACGCGCTCTTCCAAAGCATACACATCGTCCCGCAGCTCTCGAGTAGCCTCTGCAACAGTGTCGTCTGTACTGCGAGCGATTGACTCTACTACATCAATGTCAGCCTGGAGGCGATCTAGCTCTCTCTCTAACGCCTCAGTCAATGACTCTACGTTGCTCATCTTAGTATCTATGACGGCTAACGCCTCATCATAATTGCTAAAGTCAGGTGACACGTATTCCGTTACCGCCTGCTCTGCGGTCAACAGCCGTTGATACAGCTCAAAACCACCCCACATGGCGGCTAAAATACTGCCCAGAAACGGTATCGCAAGCAGTAACTTACCGCCCGAAACCTTTAGTCCCGCAAATTCTATTTCTGCCATTGAATGTCCACCAAATCTTTATATGTGTCTGAACCGCCAATCCTTAACACGCCAAAAGGGTCAACGCGCGGAGCGTTCTTCGGGTAGACCTGAGTGCTCTTATAAAACTCATCGCGGTCAGATAGGTTTACCTCCCCGTACTGATCAAAAGCAGGATTGTTGGATATTAGAAAAACAGTAAGGCTTTGATCTGTAAAGCCGCCTGTATCAGATAAAGTGTCCAATTGATTATCAATACTCTGCTCAACCTGCACTTCGCTCATAGTCTTAATGGCTACCGTTGCCTTCTCGACCATTCTTTGTTCTTGGATGGTTGGCTCTTCAACATCAAAACGGCTGAAATCTGGGGGCTGTGCGGATAGAAACTGACCCACGCTTTGCCCGGTCGCCAGTGCATCGTTGAAGTCATCCTCAAATTGAGCTTGTGACGGCGGCGCTACCTCAACAGCGGCGGTGCTATTTGACTGTTGTTGCTGAGATTGTTGTATCAACGCCTGAGAGATCTTGGTCTGCTCGGTAGCCATCTGCCAATAGCTTTGAGTGCCCGGCTGACTAACGACCTGAGCCACTTGCCCCATTGACTTTGCTTTTTGCGACCCGCTTACTGGATTACTTAATTGCGTTGATTGCGTCGATTGCTCTTGCGCAAGCGATAACGCTATCCCGACTACATCGACGGCTGGTCTTACGACCGTGCGCACAGATTCCGCAATAGGCTCTAAGCGAGTTGTTGCCGCTACCTCGATAGGCGCCACTTGCTTTTCCCTAACGGGAGGCTCTACCGGCGCCTCTTGCCTCACTTGCACCACTTCTGGGTTTGGACGCCTTGTAACCCTTGCAACTTCAGCAATGATTTCCTCTGGCTCGGCCTGCCTCAGATTCCTTTCTTCTTTGATTGGCTTAATCTTTTCTTCCGCTTCGATGCTCGGCAAAGGCTCAACCATTTCAAGTGGCTCTTCAGCCGCAGGGGGTTCATTATCAATGCGTGGCCCTGACTGAGGAGGAGGCTCACCATCCATACGCGGTTTAGATTCAGGAGGCGCGCCAAACATTTCGGCCTCTTGCTCAGTGGTTTGATAAACCTGAGGAGCTTCAACCTGCTTCAAAGCCCGTGGTTTTCCTGTTCTGTCTGGTTGATCCAAAAACAAAAAATCATCAGGAGAGTCGCCAAAAACCACATTTGTAGCCTGCTCCGCAAAAGTTGGCGGCTTTGGCTCTTCAACCACCACCACCACTTGTTGCGCGGCCACAGCCTCCGCATAACCCGCACAAGACGGATCATTCAGCGGATTTGAGCAATCAGGCAGAATAATGGTATTAGTGCTGACTGGAGTATATATTGCGACCACAGAGGCATTTCGGACGGCTGGCCCGTAGTTTCCAGCCCAAAACCCTCGGTCTACGCCGTCAATTCGTAAACTTACTGCCTCGTAGGCGGCACTGAAATCGTATACCTCAGCACCGCTAAAAGTCTGCCACTCTTGATTAAAGTCTCGTCGATTAAAGACTTCTCGGACATCAGAGTCTCCGGCCTCATTGCCCACCGCCAAAAACGCCTGTATTTCATCCTCAGTCCCATTAGGATCTGCGCAGTACCCCCCTATTTGATTGTTGCAGTTGTACAGGGCATCAAAAGACCAGTTCAGAGTCAGTACCTGCAGGGGATCATAGACAGGCAATACGCCAACCGCAGTCACATTACCCGTGACATAGCTGTACCTGTAAGTGCCAGCCGTAGCGTTAAAATTAATATTGTTCGACGCCGTTGTAGCAGTCAGTAAGTTCTCAGACGTTTGTGTCTGACCGTACCCAGCACTAGAGCAAAGCAGAAATAAGGCACTCGCGAGACGCTTCATGTCACATCCGCCTCTCTGGCGTAGGCACACGATCGGGATAGGTCTCCCACAAAGCCTTAGCCTCATCACCTATTTGGCCCTCAATCGGGCAAGGTGTACCGGCATCCATCATAGAAGACCAGACCCGGTAGTCTTGGCACATCAGGCTAACAGCGGCTACGCGCATACCCATGTCGTAAAGAGTTTTGCTAAGTTTAATTCGCTCGCAATTCTTATCTCTTACAGACTTGCCGGTCGAAAAACCTAATATCTGGGTCTGCACCGCCCCTGAAATACCTGTGGTACATAGGTCTTGGCTGTAGCTGCTGCCAATCGATGGGGCTATCGCGCTTGGCGGCGGTGAATTTATGTCCTGCGTAATCCTTTGCGTTGAGTCGCTAGTCGAGTTGCTAGTTGAATTACTGTTGTTGGTATTCGTATTGTTATTGTTTGAGCTTACCTCGGATGTTGAATTGCTTGTCTGAGTAATCGTTGAGTCAGAAGTTGACAAGCTAACGCTGTTGCTGTTGCTTGTGCTCGTGCTTGTATTCTGATTAATGTTTGTAGCACTGCTCACTGAGGTGTTGTTGTTTGTATTAATAGCGGTGCTGACAGAAGTGTTCGTGTTGTTGTTGGTGTTGTTGGAGCTAGAATTATTAAAATTGCGTATCACGCCGCTGTACTGGGTACTGTTTATGTTGGTGTTCTGATTAATCGCATTTGACGTTGAGTCAATCACGGATGTGTTTAGGTTCGTAGAGGTATTAGTGTTGACGTTAGCGTTTGTAGACGTACCCGTGTAAGTCGTCGTATTTACGTTATTGTTGGTATTGGCATTAGTTGAGGTGCTGGTCGCCGCCGAGGTCGTATTTATATTCGTCGTCGTCTCATCCGCCAAGGAAAGGGCAGGCCACAAGCACATCAAAATAAATAGTAGACGTTTCATATAGGTTCACCGCCATAACTTTCGACTAATACCCTTTGATTACGAGCCTCTTATAATCGGGATCCATCAGCTTTCGTTTTACATAAGCAGCATACTCCTGGGTGCCAATTTGCGCGCCGCTTTCCATACACCATTGCTCTGCCAAAACCAAAGGGATACTGCCAACCCAACGGCCCTTTGCGTCCCCATGTGCGTCAGGCAGATGCTCACGGATGTTGTGTATGGCATCAAGCATCGGGCTAACATTCTGCTCTTTTGTAATGTGCAGCTTTCCATCTTCTACAATCATTTTTTCTTTGATCATAAAAATCCTTTAGCCATTAGACCAAAATTAGAAAGGGTGGGGCTGACACAAGCGCATGACTTGTACCAATGGCGTACCTTGTGCGGCAAATTATTCATCTGCCTGCCAGCCCCGAAAACGCGAAAGGGGGCAAAGCCCCCGATGCTTAGCTGACGTCTGCTACGACACCGTGTGCCGCTTCGTTGTCTACCTGGAGACCATACTCTACAGAAATCAATCGACGCTCTGCGTGACCAGTGCGCGCCAACTCCTTCTGCGATGTTGGTGACAGATAAGCAACTCGCGCGTAGTTCGGGTCAAGAACCAGAACATCACGGGCTCGGCTTAGTCGTGACGGAACGATCTGCAGCTCGCCAAAGTCTGAGACATAAATGTCGATAGCGGTTGTCAGCTTACCGTCAGTGATGTCCTTAAACTTAGTGGCGTTGCCTGTAAACGCAGAGATAAGTTGCTTCTGCGCTGAACCGCAAATCACCACACTCGGCTCTGCGCCAGCAGTCCAGCAGTTAGCGATTACCGACTTGAACAAAGTCTCAGTCAGGGTTCTTTGTGTGCCATCAGTAGCGGCGGCGTTAATAAATCCTGCCGTACCACTTCCTGACGTAGTGCCATCTGCGCCATCACTAGCACGATCAGCATTTGTGCGCAGATATGCAGGCAGACCAGCTGTCTGTCGTGCAGTACCAGACGCGCCAGCTGATGCGGCAACATTGTCGCAAAGCATCTTTTCCATATCACGCTTAAGCTCTTTCAGCTTATACGCAATTTGCTTGGCGGTTGTCTGTGCGTCTGCAGCACCCTTCACAGAGTTAGCTGTGTCAGATACCTCGACTACCTTGTCAGAAATCTGAGTGTAGCCTGCCTGACGCACTGCGTTTGTCGGTGCGTCATTACCTGGGGCTGCTTCGCCCTCAATCACGCGGTTATTTCCTGCCGCTGCCAAATCCACAACGCCCCACTCGAAGTAGGTGTTGCTTACATTTTTGCGACCAATGGCTGACATGACCGGAGATTCGGTCGGTGAAATAGAAACCAGCGCGTCCTGCAGATCCTCACGGATTGTAGTGACATCATAGGTTTCGTTAGTGTTAGCTGTAACGCCCATTTTAAGATCCCTCTTAACTCAAAAGAAATTTAGCTACGTCATCGACGGAGCCTGACTTTTTCATTCGAGCGGCAGCTGTCTGTTTAGACTTTGCCTTGCCTGCGCTAGAGGATTTTTTGGCCCCGGCTTTCACAAATGGCTTTGCTTTCTCTGCCTTCTTGGTCGCCACATCCCTTTTTGAATGCAGTTCGTCGTACAGCATCGCTTTACGCAAAACCAAAATATGCCGGTGGTCACTTAAACCAGCCAACTCTTCCGCACTAAAACCTTCTGATTGACCAAACTTAACAATGTCATCCCTCATTTTGGTTGCTTTGTCAGCGTCACCAAACTCAGGTACATGCTGCACCAACTTTGCCATTTCATCCTTAAGATGTATTTGCAGCGCCGCTTGCATTTGAGCGCCTTGCGCTTCCTGCGCATCCTTTATAGCTTGTTGCTGCATACCCCATTGCTGTAACTGTTCGTCATAGTCGGCTTTTGCTCCCATATACCCAATAGGGTCTTTATCAAAGAGTGCCCTATCTGGCGGTACGGGAGGCGGTATATATCCTCCACCCTCAAGCTGTTGCAAAAGCTCATTAGTCTTTTGCCGCTCTTGTAGCAATGCGTTATAGACGCCCTCAGCCTCTTTTTTAACTGATGCCGTCTCCTGCATTCCTTTTTGAATGTAAGCCTGCCCGCTGTATGACCGCTTGAGGTCTTCAAGGGTTACTTCCTGTTCAGATCCATCGACCTTAACAGTATAAAGTTCCTCGGTTTGACCGGCGTCTTCAGCCTCTTCTGCTTCATCCTCTTCTTCGCCCTCTTCAGTTTCTTCCTCAAGGGCGTCTTCCTCTGGGGCTTCCTCCTCCACATCCTCTTCGTCGAGGGTTTGTGTGGGCTCTTCCTCCGGTGCCGCTTCCTCCACGATCAACGTGTTAGCTACGGCTTCCATATCATTTGCGTTTAGTTCAGTCGCTGGCTCCGCCACGGTGCTGATCCTTTTGCTTTTTGAGGAGCTTCTCGTCCGTTATAAAGGAGTTGAGTCGCGCCTCTATCTTTGCCAAAGCACGAATTACTTCGTGCGCCGATTCTCTCTCCTCAGCTGTTGAGCCTTGGTTGAGAAAAATTCCTACTTGCTCCGCTTTTAGCTCCTCTACAGTATCACCGTAGGTTGGATCATTTAGCAGCGCCTTTGCCCGGCTAGACCGGACGGTTATGTCCAATTATATCACCCTACTGCCGATTTGCATTTTGTGCGGTTTTTATATTTGCTACGTCTACTTGCGTACCATATTGGCCTAACACTTTTGCGGCATCAACCAGTAGGTCTTGATCCATTTGATCGCGTTTTAAGTCATCGCCCATAGCTAGTTTTTGTTGCTCCAGGCCCATTTCTGCCATCTTGATTTGGCCGTCCTGCTGCAACTTCGCCATGTCAGTCTGCGCCTTAGCCTGCGCCTTTAGCTGTTCTGCTTGCACGATGGCCTGTGCCTGCATTTGTGCTGGGTCGCCCTGCTGCTGTGCCTGCGCCTGTTGTGCTTGTTGCGCACGCTGCAATAGCAATTGTTCTGTTTCCGCATTCATGGGCGTGAAGTGCCGGTCAGCGTTGCGGATGCCTGCCAATGCAAGCATATCTGCAAGCGTGTTGCGTATCTGTGTAAGCGTAACGAGTCCGTTTTGAGGCCCGTAGCCCTGCATAATTTGCATTTGGAATTGCAGAGCTTGCTGCAGCAGTGCCATTTTTTGGTCTTCTTTGCCGGTGCCTAGACCTACGTTTACCGACAAGTCCATGCTGGTATTCCACACCCGGGGGTCAATCGGCACAAACTGTCCCGCCAGCCGCATAATTTCTTCGCGCGGCGTATTCTTTACGACCTCCTTCAGCATTAAGGCATACATGCGCTTTAAGCCACCTTCTGCCAGGTTTCTTGCTATAACCTCAACTTGCCCTGCCGCTGCCTGCATCGTAGCCGCCACAGCAGTGGCTGTTGTGTTTTGCAATGCGTCAGGGTTGAGCCCCATAGACGCCCGGGAAACGCCAGTTTTAGCGTCTACTTGCTCGTCTAGGTATTGGAGTGCTGGCAGCGTTGTGCCAGCGATGAACGGGATGGCTAGGTCTTGTATAGCGCCTGCTTGCTTGACTCTGACTATCGCGCCGACTTCGTTGTTCAGCACATCATCCATATTTACAAGATCTTCAATAACTTGTTGGCGCGGATTATTAGTTAGCGCGACGTTATCGAGAATGCCTCGAATCATGCTAGTGCAAACGTCCTGGTCGTTGAGAATCAGGTCAGCTTGCGACCGACCAAAAAACGAATGTGGCTCGGGGTCTACCTCGAAAATGGCAAAGGGCACCTCATCGCACGGCATGTAGTCCAGCATTTTGTAGCCGCCGCCAATGCACAAAACGCGATGCAGCAAGGGGTAGCCATTGCCGTATACATCGATGTGCATGTACGCCTCGGTCACTAGGATTGGGCGCATCGCTGGGTCGTTTACATTGTCATCAGTAGAGTCGTTGTAATATCCACGGCGGGCAAAATCCTCTTCCTCTAACAGTGTGTCAGATTCGCCGGTGCCTGCCTCATCAATAACGTCGTCAAACTCATAGCCCATTGCCATAAGGTCTTTGACGCGCATTTCACGACGATGCGCTACGCAATACGCGTCATCGATAGCGCGTGCATTACGATCAACAAAAAACTCCTCTGGCGGCACTGACTCAACGCACAGCTTGCCCTTTGGCTGCACACGCGCGATTTTAAGCGAGTGGTTAGATTGCTCTACTTGAACGCCAAATTCGTCTGCCATCATGACAGTCTCTTGGCTATGCTCTAACACCTGGACGTCGTCGTCTTGAGCAATTAGGGCAAACTCATCGTCTGTCAGATCGTTGTATGTAAAAACCTCAGTGTCACTGTAATCCTCGTAGTACACCTTCACTACGCCAATTTTCTTGACTAGCGCGTCTTGGAAAACATCTGACAGTATTTTGAAACCGTTAGATTCGTTGAATTTATAGTGCATGTATTGCGTAGCTTGCTCTGCTGCCGCAATGTCTTCTGGCCCGGTCGGGACAAACTCAACAGGCTTGTCTGTGTTCATAAACACGCGCATTAGTGACGGCTTTATCGCGCGGATGTTATCTCGCACTTTCGTCGCTACCACTCGTGAGCGGCCTTCCTCGAACCCCAGCTCTGTTTTGCCGTCAAAGTAGTCTTGCGCTTTGATGCGGTCAGGGGTTATCTCAGACTCAACAAAATCAACCGCATCCTCTATGGCGCTTGCCGCAATGCTTTCGATTTCGTCATCTTTTAACGGTTTAAGCTTCATAGATTACCTATCATCGTCACCAGCTCAGAAACTGCTGGTGTCCCCGCCGCCCTAATAAGCATGTCTAGCTCTGACTTTTCAGTCGCGTCTAGTGTTGCCCCTGCGATCCTTTTGTTTATCAACGCAAACGCACGCTCCGCACTTTTACCTGTGAGGCCGTCCGCCCCTGTCAAAACGCGCGATAGCTCTCCTAATGCCCGCTGACGTTGTTCGGTCATTGCGCCCTCAGTAACGCCCGTAATGTTTTGAATTACGCCCTGTGTAGCGTCCGCTGGCCTGCCCATAGCAATAGATTGCAGGGGCGTCGGGCCGGTTGCCTCGTCCATAGTTTCTTTTATTGCCAGACGCCTAGCCGTTGCGCTGTTTTGCGCAATGTTGGCGTCTAGGTTAAACGCGATTCGAGATTGATCAAGCTGTTGCGTAAGCCTTTTCAACTCATCAGACTCCTCTCCCAAGAGCGCGCCAAGCTTTCTCAGATTCATTGCGGAGCTGAGGTCATTTACAATTTTCCTGCCTGCCGCAATCGCTTGCGGATCATCGGCATTGCTTGAGATCAAGCCTCGCGCGTTTTCCATAGCGTCTCTGAACGCTACCCTTGCGCCGAGCCGGAGAGTTTCTAGCTCTGTCTGACTAGCACCATTAATTGCCGACAAAACATCCTCTAGAGGCGTTCTCGTTGCAAAAATAGTCTTGCCGACATCTGCGGCTTTTGCTTCTTTAATAGTGTCACCGCCGAGTTTGAGCGCCTGTCTATAAGACGGCACGACGTCCCCGATGGCATCTCGCAGCTCTCCTGCAAAACTGGCAAATAACGGCTTATCAACTATACCTACGTCGTTAAACGCCTCGTTTTGCAACGCTCGCTTTATGTAATCCAACTGCATGACATTGGGCTGTTCACTTAGAGCTACGGACCCGTCGTCTCGAATAGTAAATTTAATTTGGCTTTGGCGCGGCATACCCTCGAGGGCCATATCTCGGTTTGCGTTTCTGATTGACTTTTCAGCTGTTTCAACCGGGATCCGCTCAATAATTGCTTCGAGCCTTTGCCCAGCCGGAGAAGCGTAGTTTATGGGTTGATCATATGCCCTGTTGTACGCTTGCTGTCTAGCGTCCGCCGTTCGCTTGTAAGCCTCTTCCTGCAAAGTACGAACGCCAGCAGGTGGTGCGCCTAACGTCTCATCCAACGCCTTTTCAATCGCCTTGCCTTGATCAGCAGACCTTCTAGCCACCGTTCGTGTGCCAATTCTCTGCGCCTCTGGCCCGCCCATCTGTATAGCAGTGTCGAGTAATGTCGCAATGCTCACATCAGCGTCCGCCAACATCCCCTGATCACCAGCTTGCCTAATACGCGCAACGCCATCTTCTACGCTACCGCCGCCACGTATGGTCTGCGCTAAAATTAACGCCGCGCCATCTGATATTTTTAAATCTTTGGCAATGTCTTTTGCCGCTTCACGCAGGTCGCCAATACCGCCAGAACCAGTTAACAACCTCGATGACAGGTAACTAAACATTCCGCCAAACGTCGCACCAATAGCGGCGTCTTGTGCGCCCCTTATGCCGCGATCAACTAAGTCGCCTTCCCCTGCACCAAATCCTGATATGCCAGCCTCAGTACCCGCTAATGCGGCACCTCTAGTGCCTGCCGCCAACGGATTTACTGGAGAGCCCAACATTGCCCCAGCGCCTGGGATTGCCATAGGAGCTGTAGCGCCAATGGTTCGCGCGCCAAGTGCTAGTGCTGGCTCCTCTTCCTCAAAAACTCTTTGCCGAGTTTCCATTCTGTTGCGGGCCTGCGGGCTGGCGCCACCAATAACCTCTGGGATGAACTCTCCAACAAACGGCAGTCCTTGAGACGCCTTTTCTAGCGTTGCGCCGAGCGCGCCGCCGGTAGTCTGCATTGACTGCAACGCCTGCATTTCTTCTGGGAATGCGCTACGCGGCATACCAGACCGCGCCCGCTGCATTATCTTTTCTATTTCGTTTTGATCAATAGACGAAAAGGTGTCTGACACAAACACAAGGCCAGAAGCGGTCCTGTAGATTCGACCATTATCTTGCAAACCCTGCATGACCGGCGCTCCGAGTGCCTGCTCTTCTGGCCGCGGAGTGAATGTCGGTCTGCTGGCACCACCTCTTACCAGTTTTCCCTGCTCTCGCAATCTGTCAATTACGTCGGTCATTAGTTAAGGCGCAATGCCCTCTCTTGCTGCCTATATTGATCATGCAACGCCCCCCACTCCTCTAGTATTTGCAGGGCCGTTTTACCCTGCTGTCTAGCGTCTTCTTCAAAATCGCTGAACAGCAGATATTCATCATTGCTTGGATCATTGGGGTCGTAGCTTACGCGCACAGTAGACCCAAGCGTTGTGCGATATCGGTTGACTCCTTGACTCAATAGCAAATCATTGTTTTCGCCCTCAAACGTCATCTTTCTGCCTGCCGCGACCTCCCCAATTGTGCTTGAAAGAGCATTAAATGATCGGTAGTCCCTTAACATCGACTGATTGGCTTCTGCCGTCAGGCCAATGTTTGGGTAATAGCTTGCCGCATACATAGCATCAAAATCTGTCTGCGGTCCCTTGTTGAGTCTTAGCTCCTCTGAAACGAGTCGCGCCGTCAAGCCTTCTAATCTTTGCGTATTGCTTAGTTCACTGTCATCTATCGGGAACCCAATAGCCGCCGCGCGCTGTCTCAAATCGGCTACGAACGCCGCTTTAGGACCAGTTGCCATGCCGCCCTTTAATAAGTCGCCCACTTGGTCCAAATAGAAACTTTGCCGCTTTGCACCCGCCCCCGTTTCCACGGCTTGCACCAGCGTATCATTCGCGGCGTCTTGCAATACACGGTTGTCGCCCGGCTGGTTGATTGTGACACCGCCGCCGCTAACTGTTTTTATTGGGTTGCGAGCATCCAGGCTGTCTCCGACTACAGGCACGTTATACATTCTTGATGGATCGAAACTTGCGCCTGGCATTTGTTTATTCAGCTCCGTGCCTGACATTACCCTATAGGTAGGATTTTGAGATTCTCTAATAAACGCAGAGAAATAGTCTTTCGCCAAGGCGGGGTTTTGCTCAATGGCTTTTGCGTATTGCTCTGCTTTCGGCCCGCCGATTTGCCGAACCGCCGCAGCGGTGCGATTGCCTTGAGAATTCAACAGCCTCATTTGTTGCGCTGTTTCGAGTTGTCTGCCCATTGCAGAAGCTAACCCAGAATCAGGCTGCAACCGCATGGAGTTGAGTGCTAAAACTAAGCGCGCACGTTTTTCGTCATCGTCTAAATAATCAGATATGCCGCCGCCAATGCCCTCCAAAATGCCCATGAAGCGTTGGCCGAAACCCGGAGGCGGCGGTGGCGGTGGTGGCGACTGCGTGGTCATTTGCGACTGCATGCCATACGCGCCCGGGTTTGGACCCATAGGCACGTTGGGCATTACTGCATTTTGGTTCCCTGACGCTCCCATCGTTAACCACCCATCATTTGGAAAAGGTTCATCAGCTTTTCTCTTTTGTCCGGCAACTTTTGAATCTGGTCTTGGATAGAATCAATGCCCTTCTCTAATTTCTGCAGTCCACGAGCGGGCGCGGAGCTTAACGCCTGCATCACGCCAAAATCCTTGGAGTATGACTTTAGTTGTTCTGGGGTCAGTTTTTCAGGATCGATGCCTTGCGTCCTCAGATAATCTTTGAGCATCATGTCTCTATCGATATTTGACATCGGCCCCATTCCCATAACGCCTGCGCCCGCCTGCATTGTGGGTTGCGGCAAAGATCGCAGAAGGCCCACATCACGATTACTTTGTGGCCCTGCCGCTCTTTGAGCCGCTATCATCATTTCTATCGGGTTCATACCAACACCTTGTTGTAGTCAACTCTGAGATATCCGTCCGGCCCACGCGTTACGGCCTCGGGCCTCAAGACTTGCGCCTCCTGCGCGATGACGCCTGCTCCTCTGCCATGCTGACCTACGGCATTTCCGGCCTCGTTCCACTCCCATGCGTAAAGATTTAAGCCGTTGCGTGCCTTACCAATCGGCGTGACGTTTTTCTTAAGCCTTACGTCAGAAAATTGAGCGCCAAGCGTCAAGTAATCAAACAGTCCTGGCTGTCTGCTTGTAGTTTGCGTCTGCTGTCCTGTCTGTGACCCAGCAAACGCGCCTAACGCCGTCTGTAGTGCCTGCTGTGGTGACCCAACGAATCCAGCATATTGTCCTCTTGCGGCATCAATGATGGCTTGTTGCGCGGCTTGCTCTAACGCGCCTTGTTGGGCAACCGACTGATTAACCTGGTTGGCAATGTCAAACTGCTGAACACCCATGTTGCCCAGCTGTCCCGCAGCCGCCAAATTAAGATTCGCGCCTTGTAGCTGAGCATTCTGGTTTGCAATACCTGCTTGTAACGCCGCAGCCTGATTTGCCAAAGCTGCTTGGTTAGCTGCGCCTGCTGTAAATTGATTAGCTTGGTTTTGCGATGCTGCATTAGCCAGGGCTGCTTGCGTAGCCAGTTGTGCATTTTGTAAACCAGCTGTATTAGATGCTTGCGCACCAAATTGAGCCGCCTGGTTAGTCGCCGCTTGATTCGCAAGTGCTGCAGTATTTGCTGCTTGCGCCCCGAACTGCGCCGCTTGGTTACCAGCTGCTTGATTAGCCAGAGAGGCTTGGTTGACGGCAGATTGATTCGCCAAAGCCGCCCGGTTTGCCGCTTGCGCAGTAAACTGACTCGCTGCATTACGTGCCGCCGCATTCTGTAAAGCAGCCACGTTAGCCGCTTGAGAAGTAAATTCTGACGCCCTGTTTTGCGCCGCTTGATTAGCTAATGTCGCTTGCGTAGCTAATTGAGCATTTTGTAAGGCTGCGCGATTTTGCGCGCCTGCACCAAATTGGGCCGCTTGATTTGTTGCCGCTTGATTAAGGGCTTGAGCTTGTTGTCCTAACTGTGCACTTGTCGTATCTGCTTGCAAGGTTGCACGTTGATTCGCAAGCTGCGCCTGCTGGCCTAACTGCGCAGTCGTTGTGCCTGCCTGTAACGCAGCGCGCTGATTCGCAAGATCAGATTGTAGCCTAGAGGCTATGTCAGATTGCGCCGCCTGTTGTGCTTGCGTAAAACCAGCCTGCCTCAAGCCAGACGCAGTGCGAGCTGCTTGCTCTGCAAACGCTCGATTTGTTTCGGCCTCAGCAATGGCTTGGCGAGATCCGCCGAACGCCCCTGCCGCCTGCGCTTGCGCACCCTCGACGTTTTGCTGCATTTGTCTAGCACGCTCAAGGTCAGACAAAGACTGCTGTACTACTTGCGCCTCAAAAGGATTGGTGTAACGAGACAGATCAGTGTTTGCAATTTGCCCTGATGCAGTGCGCTCGGCCACTAAGGGGTTAACGCCTTGCACTCTTTCGGCGCGCACTGGGTCTACGCCAGCAATTCTTTCTGCACCGTAGCCCTGGGCGCGGGCTCGCTCTGCAGCTGCATTAGCTAGCGCCTGGTACCCTTGAGCAGCCGCTTCTGACGCCGAGTACCCCTGAGACCCAACTTCTCTAGCAGTGACTCCTTGTGCAGTAAATCCCTGACTTCCTGTATTAACAGCGTCAAAACCTTGTGATCCCGCGCGTCCAGATCCGGCAGTTGCTGCGCTGTAGCCTTGCGATGTTGCTGGGCCTGCTGCAACAGCGCCAGGAGTAAAACCAACGAGACCTTGCGTGCCTGTTGTGGCGTTTTGTATGGCGTCTGCAGAAGACTGCACTAAATTGAAAGGTTGCGGCTCTGGTGCCGCCACTGGGTTATCTAACGATTGAATTGTATTTAAAGTGTTAAGAAAATTGGTCTCTGGATTTGCCGTCGCGGTTTCCATATTTAAGTTAGGAACTGATTGGGTGACGCCAGCTGCCACTGGTAGCTGGCCAGTGTTTACAACTTGTGCGTTGCCTTTCGAGCCGCCCGCTGCATTTTGTGGTACTGCTCCGCCGCCTGACATTATTTTCTCCTAAACTCGGAAGCCGCCCATCCTGCTATAGAATGCGGCTAGCTGTTCGGCTGTCATGTTGGAAAAATCTGGCACTGAGCCGTCTCCCGTAGGGTCAATAAATCTGTCCATAATGGCTTTATACTGCCCCGGCCTTCTGGTTTCTAACTCTGCTAATGCCTGATCATAAAGCGGCGCAGAGCTATACCCTCGTACCCCGTCCACCTCCACCACATCAGGCATCTGAAACTCACCAGCGCCTTGCATTCCGAAAGCACTAGCCATGTCATTGACGTTTTGCCGAGAAGCTACTTGCGCGTCATTAAACGCAGCGATGTCAGGTCCGTAATAAGGCGTGTAGCCAATCTTCGATACTTTACGGCCTTCTGCCAAGTTGAGCTTGGCCTCTCTTTCCATCCACTCTGGTATTTCTACCTTAGTTGTTGAGCTACCGCCCTTTCCACCTGCCATATCAAATCTCTTTGCTTAACGTGATAAGTGTTGGTTTCCAATCAAACGACTCTAATGCGCGCACCCACCCTTTTCGACCAGACAGCGTTAGCGCCGAACAGCCCTGAGCCTGAGCCCAAGCAATAACGTCCTCATGCATATCGGTAAGTGTTTGCAATTTTCCCCCAGCTAAAAAAATGTGTAGTACCTTTTTTTTCGGGTATTGCAATAGTTCAGTAACGAGGCATCCGTCCTCGGCAGGCCATAACTGCATTGCGCCCTCGAGTATACCATACGCGACATGCTCATAATCGTGCGTGTCGCCGCCATATTCCAACGCAGCCTCGATCCATTCTCGGCAGCGCGCTATCTGCATGCCGATTCGATCTTGCTCTAATGTCGCCATGTTCATGCGTGTAGCCTAGCTACACTTAACGTACTAGCTGGGCTAGCAGGCGCGAAACTTGTGGCGCTACCGCCGTTTAATGTGCCGTTAGTGCTGCTAACAGCAAATTTAATTTCAAGGTATTGGTTTGCTGTCATCGTTAGTATGTACGACCGCGTCACGACCACAGTGGATCCGTTGTTATGCAAAACCGTTGTGACCCTACTGTTTGCTTCGTTTGTGCCATTGACCGCAGGCCATAAGTAAAAAGTGACGTCACTGGCCGACGAGTTCTTTAACTCTGCTGTAAGCGTAATTAAGTAATCACCGTTTTCTGTTACTACAATACGCTCAGGGTTAGAGCTATCACGGTCGACGTTGTAGTTGCCGCTTGGTGCGTCATATGTAATCGAGTAAGCAGTGTCAGCTGACGCCGCCGTCTGGCTTGCAGCTCTGATGAAATGGCCGTGACCGCCCTCCACGACGATTTGTCTGAAGGCGTTAGTGTCGCTGATTACAGGATACCCAGCTGCCGCATCCCACATCAAAATGCCATCTTCTGTCGCTGACTCGTTTGCAGTTTTGTGGGCCAGCAAGCTGCGAATCGTGCCTAAATATACAGACAGCCGCCTCGCCCACGTTTGCCATGCATCGCCAGACGGTGTGGGTATATATTCTGTCACCGCCTACCGCCGTTTATCACATCCAACCTATTAACGCCTACGCGCCAATCTGCGAGCCTTTGGCCCTCAACTCTTACCCGTAGCTGCCGCCCAGTAAATCGCACTGACGTAGGGTTAGAAAGGCTGTAAGGGCCATGCTCCGATTCAGCGCCATTAGGGTAGAACCGTGTTTTAAACCGGGCCTGCACATCGCCCTGTGTGCGCTCGTCTGGTATCAACTCGACCGCCGACATAACTTGATCGCCGTTAGACATCATTATCGGCCCTGACTCTGCGAACGGTGTGGCGCTGCCGTAGTCAAAGCCTATCTCATGCTCGTATACGTGTTTGTCATCAGCGTCCGCCCATAAAGGGTGACGAAAAGTGCCGTGATCAATAGCCGCTGTGCGCGCTAACTGTCCTATCGACCAGGTGTTTTCCGCGTAATTCCACACGACATATCTATCGTTTTCCGTGTTGGCCCCAGAAGGATAAAACCACCAAACCTCGCTAAATCGCGCGTTAGTTGTTGCACACACCTTGCTTTGTTGTGATTGGTTGATGTCGCTAAAGACATAATCAGACACCTCGCTTGGCACCTTTGATACTGCGCCGCCTGAGTACGTGTAAAATGCCTTGCGCCCCATCCACACCGCCCCGAGATCTGTGACCGCTACGGCTTTGCGTGAGATGATGCCGCACGCGGTTCCGATCCGCTCCCGGGAGTACACGTAGGGCGGGCCGAGGTATCCCATCGCATGAGCGTCAATCGTCGTCAGTATCAGCGTCTGGCCTCTGACATTGACGCCACACATAATCTCGCCGCCCGTCTGCAGCTCTATGTCGCCTGCTTCATTGGTCGCAGAAGGCGTCCACACTGTATTATTTTCTTTGTCGCACCATTGCACCTTACGCGGGTTACCGCCAGCGCCAAGCGCAAAGATAAACCTCTCCTCTGTCACGACCAAACCAAGGCAGCTACTAGGCGAGTTTGTTATCTGCGCCGCTGGTGTTCCTGTGTTTAGCGTCCACTCATACAGCTTGCCGTCATCGGGGCTACAGGCGACGAGGTTTTGCCCGAACGTGTCAAGCGACCAGGTTGTTGCCGCTAGTATCGTGACGCTGTCTGTACGCTCTGTGCCGTAATAGCCAGTGTTATACGGCCCAGCGCCATAGCCAGTGAAGGCAGACGCATCAATGCGCCCAGAAGTAAACCCTGCCGGTGTAATGTCTGCTTGCACGCCAGACTGCGTATAGGCGTAAAGTTTATTGTAAGTGCCTGCGACGAAACGCCTACCGTTACTGTTATCTACCCAAGCCAGTAACGCTCGTATTTTACTTGCTGCTGCAGTTTGCGATTTTTGTTCCCAACCGCCGACCGGGCGCAATGTGTTGTCCGTCCACCTGACTAAACTTGCGTCTCGCCACCTGTTTTGACTTTGCAAGTCAGTGCCATTGCGATATACGCCTGGCAGTATTTCTAACGGCACCAGCGGCATGGCTTACTCTGGCTTTTCGGGCCATGTAATGGAAGATGGAAACGTCTCCTGTTGCGGCACGTCACGCAATGCCTGCCTGTACGTTGTCATATCGTCTGACATGGTTACATCAGACAACCCGTAGTGATCTGTTTCTGATAACAGAAGATCACGCTGTGAGCGTACTTGAGCGGCTAAGGACGCAGTATTTGCCGCATCGTATGCCGTCTTTTGTGCCTCCACAGTCTGAACATCACCATTCTCATCCTCGTACTCAGTGAACATATCTTGCTCTGTCCATGCGTACACCCAATTGCCGTTGGCGTCTTGCTCTACACCGTTACGTACTACGACCTTGTAGTCACCAGAAGGATCTGGTTGAGGTGATG